GCAACGTGCTCGTCTGGCGCAGACGCTCAAGGGCTTGAAAAAGTGAAAGCGCCTCAGCAGTCTTTGAAGGCTTGGACCGACCAGAAATGGACAACAAAAAGTGGCAAACGCTCTTCTGACACGGGTGAAAGATACCTTCCAGAGTCTGCGATCAAAAGCCTCAGCCCTGCTGAGTACGCTGCGACAACGCGTGCAAAGCGTGCTGGCAAGGCTGCGGGGAAACAGTTCGTAGCGCAGCCCAAAACAATTGCCAAGAAAACGGCGAGGTTTAGATAATGGCCATTACGTCCGGAACATCATCTTTCGATCTCGATCTTTCGGAGATCGTTGAGGAGGCGTTTGAGCGCTGCGGGGCTGAGTTGCGCACTGGCTATGATCTGCGCACGGCACGAAGGTCCCTGAATTTGATGTTCACCGATTGGGCCAACCGCGGCTTGAACATGTGGACGTTTGAGCAAGGTCAGATCGTCTTGACACAAGGGCAGTCAACGTATGCCTTGCCCACCGATACGGTGGATCTGATTGAGCATGTCATCAGGACTGGGGCCGGGAATGCCTCGACTCAGGCGGACCTGACAATCACTCGCATAAGTGTTTCTACGTATGCGACGATCCCAAACAAGTTGCAGCAGGCGCGTCCAATCCAGATTTGGATTCAGAGGATGAATGCACAAAGTTCGCCGACTGGAGCAACGCTCAACGGTAACGTGCAGATTGCCGACACAACCATTACCGTTACGCCAAACACAGACGCCCTGCCGCCGTCAGGATTTGTGAAGATTGGCGCAGAGATTATTTACTACGGCGGCAAGACCAGCACCACACTGACAAACTGTGCGCGGGGCCAGTCTGAAACTACTGCCGCGTTCCATGCTACCGGCTCGACCGTCACGTGGGAGCAGCTGCCTGCAGTAACTGTGTGGCCAACGCCTGATAACACACAGACTTACACATTGGTTTACTGGCGCTTGCGCCGCACTCAGGATGCGGGCGACGGCGTAAACGTCATGGACGTGCCGTTTCGCTTTGTAAACGCAATGGTGGCCGGCTTGTCTTACTACATGGCACTGAAGATCCCCGGCGCTATGGACCGTTTGCCCATGCTAAAGCAGCAGTACGACGAGGCTTGGGACTTGGCCAGCAGCGAGGATCGTGAGAAGGCTGCTGTACGGTTTGTGCCGCGGCGTGCATTTATGGGCTGGGGTCCGTAATGCCTAACCAGTTTGCATCAGGCAAATACAGCATTGCTGAGTGTGATCGCTGCGGTCAGCAGTTCAAACTCAAGCAGCTGAAAGAAGAGATCATTAAGACCAAGAGGTACAACCTTTTGGTTTGCCCTGAGTGCTGGGACCCGGATCAGCCGCAGCTCCAGTTGGGTATGTACCCGGTGTACGACCCGCAGGCGGTCAGGAATCCACGAAGAGACACAACGTATGTAACGTCGGGCACAAACGTGGACGGTTTTCCATCGGGCGGCTCTCGTGACATCCAGTGGGGATGGAACCCTGTCGGGGGGTCGAGCCAGTACGATAATGGCATGACTCCAAACTATCTGGCGTTGACGGTTTCCGTCGGCACTGTGACAATATCCACATCGGCATAAGGAGCCAAAAATGGACGCAAAAACCGCAGTTCACAAGCATGAGAAAAACATGCACCCCGGCAAGCCCATGACCAAGATGGCCAAGGGCGGCAAGACCAACGCTCAGATGAAGGCTATGGGCCGCAATCTGGCCAAGGTTGCAAACCAGAAGAAGTCCTCTTTTACCTACAAAAAAGGGGCCTGATCATGGCTAAGTACAGTATGAAAAAGGGCGGCAAAGAAGTCGGCCCTGCTTCTGTTTATGCGGAGCCACACACCATGCAAGGCAAAAAAGTTAAAGCCGAGACCAACCCCGGTTCTGGCCCCGATCACAGCAGCACCGATACCGTGAACATGACTGTTGGCAATCACACCAAGCGTGTGAACAACACCGTGAAAACCAGCGGCATCAAGATGCGTGGCGCGGGCGCAGCTACCAAAGGATTCATGTCTCGTGGGCCGATGGCCTGAGGTTTGAATGAACTACGCCGATCTCGTTACCGCCGTTTCCGATTATTCGGAAAACAACTTTCCTACGACGGTCATGGATACCATGATCCGTCAGGCGGAGCAGCGCATTTATTCGTCCGTGCAGTTGGCGAATTTGCGCAAGAACGTAACGGGTTTTACGACGGCCAGCAACAAGTATTTGGAATGTCCGTCTGACTTTCTGTCTACTTATTCTTTGGCCATCATCAGGGCAAACGGGTCGTATGAGTACTTGCTCAACAAGGATGTGAACTTTATTCGGCAAGCGTACCCCACGCCCACCTCAACGGGTCTGCCCAAGCATTACGCCATTTTTGGACCACGTTCAAACGATGTCAACGAACTGGTTTTTATTCTTGGTCCGACACCCGATGCGGCGTATGAAGCGGAACTTCATTACTACTATTACCCCGAGTCCATCGTGACTGCCGGGGATACGTGGCTTGGAGAGAATTTTGATTCCGCGCTCCTCAACGGCGTCATGCTTGAGGCCTGTACGTACATGAAGTCAGACCCGGATATGGTCAAAAATTACAACGACCGGTACGTGCAGTCAATTGCTCTTCTGAAGAACCTTGGGGATGGCAAACAGCGTGGTGATGCTTATCGCAACGGTCAGGTCAAAATTCAGGTGAGCTGATGAGCATACTTCAAGGCGCAACCACCTCATTCAAAGTTGAGCTGCTGCAAGGCGTTCACAACTTTGGACCAACTTCGCCTAACACATTCAAGATTGCGCTGTACACGGCTGATGCCAATTTGAATGCTGGCACCACGGTGTATTCATCGAGCAATGAAGTTGTAGGGACTGGCTATACGGCAGGTGGGAACACGCTGACAATCAGCACCAGCCCAACATCGGGAAATAACACCTACAACATTCCGACCGCCTACATCTCGTTTGCCAATACATCGTGGGCGGGGGCGTCGTTTACTGCTCGTGCGGCGTTGATTTACAACTCTACACAGGGCGATAAATCAGTGGCTGTGCTGGATTTTGGTTCTGACAAGACTGTCAGTAACAATACATTCCTGATCACATTTCCCACTGCCGATCCAAACAGCGCCATCGTGCGTATCTCGTAACAGGAGTCATCATGATCGAAAAACTTCAAGCCAAGGACATCGTTGCGGGTGGTCTGGTGGCCGGTGCAAATTCAGGCGAACACGCTGTCGCCACGGGCAAGTATGTCGTCGAGTGTTTTGACAAGGACGGCAACCTCAAGTGGGTTTCTGAGTCCAAGAATCTTGTGGTCAATGTGGGCCTGCAATATATGGCGGGCGTGGCCCTGACCTCTACGGCTCAAATTACCTCTTGGTACGTGGGTTTGTACGGCTCTGGGGCAACAAACAGCCCCGCCGCAGGTAACACAATGAGCTCCCACGGCACTTGGACCGAGGTGACGGCCTATAGCGAGTCAACCCGTGTTCTGGCCAACTTTGCCGCAGCAACCAACGCCAACCCGTCTGTTGTGACCAATACCTCAAACAAGGCGGTGTTTACCATCAACGGCACGACTGTTGTTGGCGGCGCGTTTCTGACAAGCGATTCAACCAAGGGTGGGACCACGGGCACATTGTTCTCTGCTGCGGACTTCAGCTCCCCCGGCGACCGCTCTGTGGTGTCAGGTGACATATTGAATGTGACGTACACCTTCTCACTTGCAGGGTAAGGATGAGTTGTGGCAGAAGGAGGATGGGGTTCTGGCGAGTGGGGTCAGGCCGCTTGGGGTAGGTCTGTATACGACCGCGCCTTGGCCGATAGCGCCACGGTTACGGATGCCCCGTCATCTTCTTTCAGTATTCAGTCGGCTGTAGCCGAGAGTGCCACTGGCACCGATGCGCTTGCCGGGGTTGTTGAAATTTATGGGGCGGTAGCTGAGAGTGCCACTGGCACTGATGCGGTCAGCTCAAACTACAGTGTTCAAAGCGCGGTAGCAGAAAGCGCCACCGGTACAGACGCCATCTCAGCCACCCCTGAATATGCGGTTTCTGTATCTGAGACTGCCACAGGGTCGGACAGCGTGTTTTCGACCCCGGTGTATGGGATTTTGGTCTCCGAGAGCGCTACTGGCACGGATGCAACGCAGGCGGCGTTTGCTTTCTACAGTTCTGTGGATGAGAGTGCCACGGCAACGGATTCTGTCAGTTCGTTGCAGAGTATTCAAAGCCTGATTGCTGAGTCGGCAACTGGGGCCGATTTGATCTCTGCAACACCGGCTTATGGGATTTCGGTGGTAGAAAGCGCCTCCGGGTCGGACGCAGTTTCCTCTCTGGCGCAGCTCTTTGCGGCTCTGTCAGAGCAGGCAACAATCACGGACCTTGTTGGCGGCAGAAAACTTTGGGAAGTTATTGATGACACCCAGACGCCAAACTGGCAGAATATCAGCAATACCCAGTCATCTGGCTGGGCGGTGGTTGGTAACACTCAGGCTGCTGGGTGGGTTAATATCAACACGCAATAGGAGTCTTGAATGACAACCGGAAATACGACACTTTTGGGCTTGGCGCTACCGGTTCAGGGGGAACTGGACGGCACATGGGGTGATGTTGTAAATCAGCAAATCACCGAGCTTCTGGATACGGCTGTTGCTGGCACGACCACCCTGAACACGGACGCAGATGTTACGCTGACCACCACTGTTCTTGCGGCCAATCAGGCCCGTCAAGCTGTTTTGCTGTGGACGGCAAACGGAACCACAACCCGCAACATCACCGCCCCAGCTCAGAGCAAGGCGTACATCGTCATCAACGCATCGGCGGGGACGCAGAGCATCGTTGTTCGCGGCGCTGGCCCTACAACGGGGGTCACCATCATCAAGGGTGAGCGGGCTCTTGTGGCGTGGAACGGCTCGGATTTTGTAAAGATTGGCAGCACCAGCGGCGCGGGCACGTTTACTGATTTGACTGTTACGGGCAACACCATTTTGGGTGATGCTGCCGGAGACACGATCACAGTCAACGGAGCAACCACGTTTGTCAACGTCAGCCCGACAATCACTCCCGGCACAGCCAACGGAGTGGCCTACCTCAACGGCTCCAAAGTCCTGACCACGGGGAGTGCGCTGACGTTTGATGGGACGAATTTGTCAGTACCTGCGGAGGTATACCGCACATCTGCAACAAGTTATTTGCGTTTGTCAGGTGGCGATGGTGCAGGTAGTGGGGCAAACGTGCTTGCATTTGGGCAGTCACACGCTTCTGCCCCCGGACGGCTTGTGTTGTCGGCAGTGGGAACCGGGGACTTAATAAACGCCACCATAAACGGTGCACACCTTTGGCAAATTAACTCAGCCGAACAAATGCGCCTGACCTCCACAGGTCTGGGTATTGGGACGAGTTCGCCGGGGTTTAAGTTGCAGGTTATTGGCACTTCTCAAATGTCGCTAAGTGCCGCAGGAACTCAGCAAGCGCTGCAACTCAATAACAGCGATACCACGGCAGGCACTCAAGCCGTCAAGCTGGGCTTCTCGTCCGCCGGGGTTACAAAAGCATCTATCAATGCCGCTGTTTACGGTAATGACTACATGACATTTAATGTTGGTAGTGATACCGAACGGATGCGCCTCGACTCCTCCGGCAACCTCGGGATAGGGACGAGTTCGCCGGGGGCAAAGTTGGAGATTGCGCAATCTGCTGACAACACTGATGGCCCAAAACTGCGAATTGCAAACAACGGCAATACGCTTTCAAACGGTCAGTTGATTGGCGGTATTGATTTTTACAACGGGGATGACTCTGGCACTGGTAATGCGGTCGGTGCATATATCTACTCTTACACCAATGATGCAACCGTTCCTGTTTCTTCGCAGGATATGCGCTTTGCGACAGGAGGAACGGCGACGAGGATGACCCTCGACTCCTCCGGTAACCTCGGCCTCGGGGTGACGCCGAGTGCGTGGGGGGACATGAAGGCATTGCAAATCAACTCCTTTGGTTCTGCAGTTGCGGCGTGGAACACCAACCGCAACACCTACATTCTCAGCAACGCTTACTACGACACATCATTTAAGTTCTCAACCACTGCAACGGCTTCCGCTGTTTATTACAACGCAAGCGGTGAAACTGGTGTTCATTCTTGGCATACCGCAGGCGCCCCCGCATCTCGCACAGCAGGCAACGCTATCTCGTTCACGCAGGCGATGACGCTGGATGCGAGTGGGAATTTGGGGGTGGGTGTAACTAGCGTCACAGCCCCCGGCGCTTCTCGTCAGGGTATTCAAGTGGCAAGCGCTGCTGGCGGTGCGGTGCTGCTGGGCCAGAGCGCAACTGCGACCAACAATGCCCGTGTGCTTGGCGCAAACAGCGGTGCTGAGTTGTTGCTGGCTGGCGGGGCGGGTAATCCTGTCACGATTTACACGGATGGCACCGAACGCGCCCGTATCACCAGCGGGGGGGATGTTGGGATAGGGACGAGTTCGCCATCTGAACGACTGGACGTTTACCTCAACAGCACCGGCAACATTTCGGCTAAGGTCGGCAACACAAGCGGCTCCGTTCAACTGCTGCAAAGCAACGGCATCGCCTATCTGTACACGGCGGCTAACCAGCCCATCGCGTTTAGCACGAACAACACAGAGCGTATGCGCCTCGATAGCGCAGGCAACCTCGGCCTCGGGGTGACGCCGAGTGCGTGGACAACTGTAACGCCAGTCTTTCAAATGGGACGCGCTTCCTTTTACGGGTTTTCCAACGAAGCCCGTATGTCGGCCAACTTCTTTTTCAACGGCGCTGACCGCTACATTGCGAACGGTTTTGCAACCAGCTACAACCAAGCAGATGGCGCTCACAGGTTCTTCACCGCCCCCTCTGGCACAGCAGGCAACGCCATCACATTCACGCAGGCGATGACGCTGGATTCGAGTGGGCGGTTGATGGTTGGATATACCAGCAATACAGACGGCAGTGCGTTGCAAATCAATGCAAACAGCGTTGGCTCAACTGTATACACAGCAGCGTTTAATAACTCCAGCACCAGCACTTCTGCGTATAACGCTATTCGTCTTGCACAAGGCGCATCTGGTTCCGCTGTTGGCATCCTTGGTACAGGCGGCTCCGCTGTTGGAAATACAGCATTCCAAAACACTTTTGGAATTGGTACTCAGACTACTCATGCGCTGACATTTATAACGGCAGACACCGAACGCGCCCGTATCACCAGCGGCGGGGACTTGCTGGTGGGGACTACGACAGCCAACGCAAGACTGACACTTCAGCAAAGCGGGTCTCAAGATGTAATTAGGGTAAACATTGGGACTGGCGGCTCTGGATATGTGGTTATTGGTTCTGGCACCACTATGGGTGCTGCCTATTTCCAGACATCTTCTGGTTTTGCTGGTCAAATTACTTGCAGCGGTACAACCACTTCATATGCTACCTCCTCCGACTACCGCCTGAAAGAAAACATCCAGCCCATGACTGGTGCGCTGGCAAAGGTTCAAGCCCTCAAGCCATGCACCTATAAGTGGAAAGCAGACGGCTCTGACGGCGAAGGCTTCATCGCTCACGAACTTGCTGAAGTTGTACCGCAGTGTGTGACTGGCGAGAAAGACGCTGTGGATGAGGACGGCAATCCCAAGTACCAAGGCATCGACACCAGCTTCCTTGTGGCTACCCTCACCGCAGCCATCCAAGAACTCAAAGCCGAGTTCGATGCCTACAAAGCAACCCACCCCTGAAAGGAAACATTATGACCCCCGTATGGACAATCTCCTCCCTCGACCGCCGCACTTCTGACGGCTTTGTAACCACTGCTCATTGGCAATGCTCCGGTGTTGACGGTGAACACTCCGCAAGTGTCTACGCAACCTGTTCGTGGTCTGAAGGCCAGCCTGCTGTGCCCTATGCCTCCCTGACTGAAGCTGCCGTACTTAATTGGGTGTGGGAGTCTGTGGACAAAGCCGCTACCGAGGCTGCTGTGGCTGCTCAGATCGAGGCTCAGAAGAATCCGGTCAGCGCATCGGGACTGCCTTGGAGCCAAGCATGAACGACACCAAGATTGAGTTGACTCTATCCTTGCTCAACGCCGTACTTCAGTACCTTGGCACACGCCCGTATCAGGAGGTTTACCCTCTGGTGCAGGCTATTCAGGAGCAGGCTACGCCCCAGCTTCCCGTGCCAGAAGTTGCCAAACCTGATGAAACTGCGCAGTGATAGATGACTCTCGTTACGAGAGTCTTGACAACAAGACAGTCAAGTGAATTTTGGAGCAGCAATGAAAGTGCAGTATGTTGGCGGAAATTGCGGCGGCAAACGCAGCTTTTGCGGTAATCAAGGCGGCTCTTAAAAACGGTAAAGAGCTTGCTGATGTAAGCGTTAAGGCGTTTGAGTATTTTGATTACAAGGCGAAGCTCCAAGAGGGGGCCAACGAAAAGGCTGGTGGACGGCCACTGCACGGCAGGACTGATATTGAAGAGTTCATGGCGCTTGAGCAACTACGCAAACAAGAGTCTGAACTTAAAGAGGAAATGATCTACGCAGGCAGGCCGGGTATGTGGGAGGACTGGCAACGGTTCCAAGCCATGCTGGCCCGAAAGAAACGCGAGGAGCGTGAGGCCGCTGAACGTGCCCACAGGGCCATGATGGAAAAGCGCCAGCAGGCTTTGGAGGTGTTTCTAGCGGCACTCTTTGCGACAGCAGCATTTGTGGGGGTTGTGATCGGGATTGCGCTGATATGAGCGACAAACTTGTTGATCGTGTCTTGAGTTATGTGGACAGCCCTTTCAAGCTGTTTGCCATCATCTTGATGGCTTTGGTGGCGTTCTTTGGGTACGTTTTCTGGGCCAATCAGGACTTCATGAGGGATGCGTACAAAGAAAGCAAGAAGCTCCCAGAGATTAATGATCGCAGCGATGATGTAGCGTCAATGCTGTTTAAGAAAACCGGGGCCAGCGTGGTTGCGGTGTTTAAGGTCAATCCATTGTTCAACAGTCGTGTTCTGCACAGAGCCTACACAAAGGATGGGCGAGACAAATCGATAGAAGGTATTGATGTTGGGCTGTTTAGTGGCAATGCAGCAAACAATGCCGATGTTGTTAAGCTGATGAGCAACGAGATGCCATGCGGAGAGTACCGATACGCTCAGTCCGAAGTGGGTTTGTGGTATATCGAAAAAGGGGTAGGATACACCTGCCGGGTGAGCATTCCTCCAGACAGCCACAGGTTTGTTGGGCAGATTACTGTGGGGTGGACTGAGCAACCCGAAAATTTGCCGCAACTGAAGTTCATGCTTGAGATCGCAGGCGCGATGATGACAAAAAGGGGTACCTGATGCTTTCATTGTTTTCCACCCTCGGCGGCTTGCTGATCAGCGGCCTGCCCAAACTCCTTGAGTTCTTCCAGACCAAGGCCGACCAGAAGCATGAACTGGCGCTGATGCAACTTCAGACGGAACGTGAACTGCAACTGGCTGCGGCTGGCTTTGCGGCTCAGGCCCGGATGGAGGAAATCCGCACCGATCAGGTGGCAATGGAGACTGATGCCCGGATGACTGAAGCGGCGCTCAAGCACGACGAGAAAGTTCTGGAGAAGGCTTCCCGCTGGGTTGCCAACTACGTTGGCACTGTGCGGCCCACGGTGACTTACATCTTTGTGATCGAGCTTGTGGCGATCAACGCCTTTATGGCTTGGTACCTGTGGCAGCACTCGGGCCTGATCCAGAACATTGATGATGTCATAAAGTATTCAAGCCTGATCTTCAGCGATGACGAGATGGCGATGCTTGGGGCTGTGATTGGATACTGGTTTGGGACACGCGGGTGGCAGAAAAAATGATCGGCATTTATGCCATCGTTCATGTGCCGACAAATCGTGCTTATGTCGGTAGTAGCAAGAACGTTAATAAGCGGTTCTTGTGCCATGCGTCATTTCTTAGAAACGGCAAGCACCACTGCGCCCACTTTCAAAACTCTTTTAATTTACACGGCCCAGAAGCGTTTCAGTTTCGCGTCCTTGCGGAGTGCTCAACGCGAGAAGAGGCTCAAGAATTAGAGCAGGCCATGCTTGATATTTGGTATGAGGTCTTTTACAACGTATCCAAAAGAGCAGATCATCTTCATCGGCTTGGCAGGCCGCTGGACGAAAGCACAAAACAGAAAATTAGCTTCAAGAACTCTGGAGCATTTAGATCACCAGAGCAGCGAACGCTAATCTCAAATTCTTTGAAAAAACGTTATCAAGATGGTATGCGAAGCCCACAACTTGGAAGAAAACACAGCGCTGATGCAAAGGCCAAGATTAAAGCAAAGCGTGCTTTCCAAATGCCCACAAACCTTGGCAAAGTGGCATCTCAAGAAACTCGTCAAAAACAATCTTTAGCAAAAAAGGGTAATCGCTACCACGCAAAAACAGTGTGCACAGATGCAGCGTGTTTTTTTGGTCTTGATGTTGCGGCGCAGCACTACCAAGTTTCAAAGCCTACGTTTCGCAAAATGATGCAAGAAAATAATTGGAGTTTTTTATGAAAACTTCTGATGCCGGTTTGCACCTGATGCACAAATTTGAGGGGTTCCGTAACCGTCCTTATTTATGCCCGGCGCAAATCTGGACTGTGGGTTGGGGAACCGTACTTTATCAAGACCAAATTAGACTCCCTATGGTGCGAATCGAAGGCAAAGAAGTGCCGATGATCCGCAAGGAGTATCCACTGCGACCGGAGGATAACCGTGTCTGGCCCAAAGAAGAATTGGCTGCAATGTTCAAAAATGACCTCGCTGGTTTTGAACGTGCTGTTTTACGACTTGTTCCCGGCGTATCTGGGCATCAAGGCCGCTTTGATGCTTTGGTATCTCTAACCTATAACATAGGCGCGGGCAATCTCCAGCGCAGCCAGATCAGGATGCGGGCTAACCGGGATGACTGGGAGGGCGCAGCCGATGCTTTGATGGACTGGACAAAAGGCGGGGGCAAGGTGCTGCCCGGATTGGTCAAACGCCGCCAAGCAGAGCGTTCCCTTTTTCTGAGTTGAGTGCGAAAATAGCCCCAGAGGACCGCAATGCTCAAAAAAATCCTTTTCCGTCCGGGTGTCAACAGAGAGAACACACGCTACGCAGCCGAAGTGATGGGTGCGGGCGGCTCCATGTCTGTGGCCAACGCAACCGCCGGATGGTATGAGGTCGATAAAGTCCGGTTTCGCTCAGGTTCCCCTGAAAAAATTGGCGGTTGGACGCGTATATCGGCTAACACGTTCCTCGGAATCTGCAGGTCCTTGTTTGCGTGGGTTACTCTGGGCAGTGCCGATCTGCTCGGCGTTGGAACCAACGTCAAGTTTTATATTGGGCGTGGCGGGCAGTACTACGACATCACCCCACTTCGTGACACAGCAACGCTGACCAACCCTTTTGCCACCACCAGCGGTTCCCCAATTGTGACTGTGACGGATACGGCGCATGGATGCGACGTGGGTGATTATGTGACGTTTACAGCCGCCTCAACTGTGGGCGGTCTCAATATGAACGGCGAGTTTGTGGTCGCCACTGTGCCGACTGTGAACACATTTACAGTTGTTGCAGCATCAAATGCTTCATCTACGGTTGCCGCAGGAGGCGGTGCCGTAACAGCCGCATATCAGATTCATCCCGGCCTTGCATATCAAGTGCCTCTGGTTGGGTGGGGCGCTGGACCTTGGGGAGGTGGGCCTTGGGGAATTGGGGCGGCATCTACTCAGAACATTCGCCTGTGGAGCCAAAGAAACTTTGGCGAGGACTTGGTGTTTGCTTATCGGGGTAGCCCCATTTATTACTGGGATGCTTCGGCTGGGACCTCTGTACGTGCGGTGGAGCTCACTGGATCGGATGTGCCCACGGTGCAGAGTTTTATCTATGTCTCTGACATCAGCAGATTTGTGTTTGCTTTTGGCTGCAACGACATCGGTTCCGCCGTGCAAAACCCAATGCTTATTCGGTGGTCTGATCAAGAGGACGCAACGAACTGGACCCCCTCGGCCACAACACAGGCCGGTGGTATTACCTTGTCTGACGGATCAGAACTGATTACCTGCATTCAGACCCGACAAGAAATTGTTGTTTGGACAAACTCGGCCCTGTACTCACTTCAATACCTTGGACCGCCAGCAATATGGGAAACCCAGATTCTGGGCAGTAACATATCCATCATCAGTCCCAACTCTGCGGCGTCTGCATCGGGGCGCATTTTCTGGATGGGTATTGACAAGTTTTATATCTACGATGGCCGTGTTCAGACTTTGCGCTGCGACTTGCGTCAGTACATTTTTGGGGACATCAACCTTGAGCAGCTCCAGCAGATTTGCTGCGGCACCAACGAGGGCTTTAACGAGGTATGGTGGTTCTACCCTTCAAGAAGCAGCGTGACCAACGACCGGTACGTTGTCTACAACTATCTTGAAGACATCTGGTACTACGGGACTATCGGGCGCACAGCTTGGCTTGATACAGGACTGCGGGACTACCCACTTGCCGCAACGTACAACCACAATCTTGTCAATCACGAACAAGGCGTGGATGACAATGAGACCGGCACTACGACCGCTATTGAGGCGTACATCGAATCTGCTGAGTTTGACATTGAAGACGGCCACAACTTTGGCTTTATCTGGCGCGTTCTGCCCGATCTTACGTTCCGTGGCTCCACAAATGGCAGCAGTCCAGAATGCACAATGACCCTCATTCCGATGCAGAACTCTGGTTCGGGATTTAATAACCCGAGGTCTACTGCTGGTACAAGCAACGCAACCATTCAGCGCATCGCAACCGCGCCGATTGAGGAGTTCACGGGGCAGGTATACATACGCATCCGTGGTCGCCAGATCATATTCAAGATTTCGTCCAACAAGATTGGAACTACGTGGCAACTCGGCGCACCAAGAATTGACATCAAACCTGATGGCCGAAGAGGTAATACCTGATGGCTTTGATCGTCACAACTGAATATGACATCAATAATGTCCCTCCGCCAAACTTGCCGTTGGCTCCGCCGCAGTACGACTCTCGTTATCACGAGCAGCTCAATAATGTACTGCGCCTGTATTTCAACAGATTGAACAATATACTGGGGCAACTTGTGGCAAACATTGATACCCTTCCAGTCTCCATCGGTGGCACCAACGTCGATGCCTTTGGCCGACTGCGGGTCAGTGAGCCCTACAGCCTGTTTGATAGCCAAAACCGTTACGCCGCAGACAATCAGTTTGATACGTCCACATCGGGCACCGGCTCGACAACATTCAATGCCAATCAGGCCAGCGTCAGCATGACTGTGACGGGCGGAGGTGTCGGTTCTGTGGTGCGGCAGTCATACCGCAACATGCTCTACCAGCCGGGTAAGGGGCTGCTGGTGCTGGCCACATTCCAAATGGACACCGGCACATCTGCCAACCTTGACCAGAAGGTTGGGTACTTCAATACCCAAAACGGGGTGTTTTTCCGCCGCACCAACGGTGTTAACTCGTTTGTGTTGCGCTCGTACATTACTGGAACTGCAAGCGATGCGCGGTTCGCCAACCAAGCCGACTGGAACGGGGACAAGCTCGACGGGACCGGGGCCTCTGGGTTAACGCTTGACCTTTCCCACCCGCAGATTCTGTGGATGGACTTTGAGTGGCTGGGTGTGGGCTCGGTGCGCTGCGGCTTCATCATCAATGGCCAGTACATTGTCTGCCACACTTTTCAGACGGCCAACACCTACGGCTCCACGGTGTACATGACCACCGCCATCCTGCCGGTGCGCTACGAGATCACCACTACAACCGCCGCAGTTGCTGCCACGCTCACCCAGATTTGCTGCTCGGTGATATCCGAAGGCGGCTTTGAGGCCACATCAATCGAGCATGTGGCGCGGCGCACCACAGTATTGGGAACCATAAACACAGCGGCCAACTTCCTGCCGGTGGTCTCAATCCGGCTGGCATCCTCTGCACTGGGGGCAGTCGTGCTTCCAAACCGCATCCAGTTTCAGCCGACAACGCTGCAAAACTACGAGATTGCGTTGATCAAGAATCCGGTACTCACAGGGGCCACTTGGGCCGCAACCGTGCCCAGCGACAGCAACGTGCAGTTCGATGTCGCAGCCACGGCGATTGCTACTGCAGGCACGATTGTTCAGACTGGTTACATTGCAAGTTCTGGCGGCGGCGGACAGGCAGACACCGTGGCCCCGACAGGATTCAACTGGGACCAGCAGATTGGTGTATCTCTGACTGGTGTGAGTGACATTTACACCTTGGGCGTAAGAACCATCTCTGGTGCCACAACGGGCGACGGCGTTGGTTCCATCACGTTCTACGACCTGACGCAGTAACGTGTTTTAAGGAACAAGATATGCGATACAGAGAATTTGAACCCATGAACTATTACCAAGTTGACGGTGATGGGCTGGGTGACTTTGCATATCAACCGGACCCACTACAGTCAAGCGATGAGTTGCTTAAGTTACTTGCGCAAATTTCTCCAAATCCGGTTGCGCCTTCTGTAGTTGCCCCTGCCCCTGCCCCTGCCCCTGCCCCTGCCCCGGTTTCGGTTGAAGAGCTCATTGCCTCCAGCTTGCCCTCTGAATTTGCTGGTGTACAGGGAACCGGCGGATTTCCCTATGGCGTGTCCGACACGCCGGGCCTGCACGGCTTGCCAGAGGCGCAGCGCATTGCGCTAAACGACGCCGAGAACCAAGCACGCATAGCTCAAAAAGCCGCCATTCGACAAAAGATGGATGAGGTTGGTGCAACCATGTTTGTGAGCGGCATGGGGTATGCGCCAGAAGGTGAATTTGGCGGTTTTACAGGCGCACCTGTTGCCGCTCCTGTGGCCCCACCCGTAGCGCCCCCTGCGGTTATCAGCCAGCCAGATGATTTTGAGATGCTACAAAGGATGCGGGAGTTTAGGCAACCTGAGCCTGTTACGGTTGAGCAAATAATTGCCTCTTTACCTGTAGCACCGCCTGTAGCACCGCCTGTAGCACCGCCTCCTGTTATCAGTCCTCCTGATGATTTTGAGATGCTCCGCAGGATGCAGGAGTTCAGGGAGACAGTCCCAACTGCACTTGTTACCGAAATCCCTCAAGCCTTCAATCCGAGAATCATTGAAGATGATTTCGATATGATTCGTAGGCTGCAGGAGGCTAGGGAGACAGCCCCAACTGCACTTGTTCCAGAAACCCCTCCAGTCTTCAATCCGAGAATCATTGAAGATGATTTCGATATGCGCCGTAGGCTGCAAGAGGCTAGGGAGACAGCGCCTGCTACACCCGATGCACCACCGGCGGGGTTGCCCCAGCTTATTTCGCAGGACGAGGGGTTGCGGCCCAGAATACCAGAGTCAGAAATTGCTCCGGCTGCGCCTTTATCGGAAGCAAGAATCTCTGATGACACCGGACTGATCCCTCGCGCTGCAGCAGGTTTACCTGCTCTGCCTGCCGCACAGCAGACTTCAGCTATTGACAAAATGACCCAGCAAATTTTGGGTCAGGGTACCACGTCAAAGTGGACAGGGACTGGCTTTGGTTCAGCAGAGGCTAATGCCCGAGGCATGGCCGAGCAGCTTGCAAAGTACGGCCTGACGGACATCAGCCAGTTTGGAACGAAGATTGTTGATGTGCCAGAGAGTAGGATTTTTGTTGATGATGAGTTTGGTGGTTCCGAGCAAGTCACCCCGGCATCTCAAAGAAGAATTTACTACAACAAGGCCACCGGGCAGGAAATCATGCCCGATTACGCCCGTGCTGGCGACAACATCTGGTCGGGCACATATGCTGGACAGGGTTCTACTGGGTTTGGTGTGGACTTTGATGAAGAGGGTAATCCGTACTTCTACACTCAGTACGGTGGGTCGACCAGCGACTGGACTAACACCGTTCGGCCCGCCCTGCAGCTTCTTGCCAATACGGTCGGTATGGTTACGCCGTTGGCACCATACATTGCTGCCGCCAATGCGGCCAACGCAGCCAAAAAGGGCGACTGGAAAACGGCTATTCTTTCGGCTCTGCCAGCAGCAGGGCAGATAGCCGGTAGCCTTGGTGCGTCGGCGCAAACCGTCAGCGCACTACAGACGGCCAATCAAGCAGCGAGGGTTCTTAATGCTTTGGATAAGGGTGACTTGCTGGGCGCTGCGCTTGGTGGGGCAAACCTTGCGGGCGTTTCAGATATAGCCGGGATCGACCTTAAAGATGTGACCAAGGCCGTCAATATAGCCAAGGCCATTGAGTCGGGCAACCCACTTGCAATTATGCAAGCTGGCGCGGCTTTGGCTGGTGGCACGGGTACAGCGGAAAAAGAGCCCCCAGATCAGGGCACAGGTGGCGATCTGGGTTACTACCCCGGCCAAGGGGAAGAAGACAGCGGTGACGACTACCAAGACGAGTTACTCAGACAGATCGGGATTGATCCAAAAACAACCGGTGAAGTTGCAACTCCGACCAATCAAGAAATACTTGAGGCCATCGGTTACACGCCAGTTCAATCAGAGCCAGACCTTACACCTGAAGAGGTGCAGCGCATACTTACGCAACCCGTCAACGAAGATATTCAGCCATACAAAGATGAGATGGATCGGTATGCCGAGTACCTGATGAGGACTCAAACGGATGAGTTGGGTAATGTTATTGAGCCGACGCCACCCGAGTACGGCGTTCAGGATATACCTATCACGCCCGAGAACTTCCAATCTTTTGACGAGAATTTGGTCAAGATGCTGGAAGAGGGCCGACTGCCCAGCCAGTTTGTCAAGAATGACGATGGCACATACACCATGACCAGTGATGACGGCAGCACCATAACCATAGACAAAGATGGGAATGTTTTAGATGTACTTGCGGCACCAGAAGACACCGACTTTCACCAAGTGATTGTTGATAAAAGGTTGAGAAAAGACCCGCTGGAGCTGATTACTTCGGATAAGGATGCCCTTGTAACGCCGACCCCGATCTCTATTCCAAAGGTTGTTGAGGAAAAGCCAACACCCAAGAAGGCAACGCCGAAAACCTCTGGCAAGGTTACGGGCAAAACCAGCGCCAAACAGACGCCTGATTTGCCAGCGCTTTTGGCACTTTTGAGTGGTCAGGGGCAAGGCCCCATTCCATTGGTTGTGCCTGAGAACCGAGCTGACATAAAATTGATGGAAGACATCTACGGAACATCCCTGTCTGCGCCTTCGACGGGTAAAGAAACAAACCGGGCCAACGAGCTTGCCCGACTGTTGAGGAGCTGATATGGCAGAGTACAACGAGACTGATTACAGCGGCTACGAGGAAGAGGTCACGCTGCCGCCGCAAATTAATCCTTGGCTTGGCGATGAGACACCGGATCATGATCTAACACCCGGAGAGGCTGCGCGTGTTTGGGGGTGGAACCTCGACAGTCTGAAAGACTTGGCCAAGCGCCTCATGTCTGGTAAGGGCTCTGCGTCCGAGTACGGCGGTCTGGCGTCCATTCTCGCTGGCCTGTACAGTGCAAACAAAAGCAGTGGCCCCACCATCCTAAACCCCGGCTATCAAGGCGGCATACCAAAGTACACTGCAACACGGCAGATGCTCACTGCTCCCCCTGCAGGGCGGCGTCCCGGCTCTGGTGGAATCAACTATGGTGGTGACGTTGTATATACACGCGCTCCCAGCACCGGCGGACCCGGAGCTGCCCCATCTGGTGACGGTACTTCTTTAGTTTTACCAAGCCCCGGAACTTCACAGACTAAAAGACAGTTGGTGGCGCAAGACGATCCGTTTTACCAATCGCCTGAGTACAAAGCATTCCGAGACGACCCGTCAAACATGATGGGCACTGCTGATATGTATACGTCCCCGTACTTTGGACAGCAAACTTCTGGCTCAACAGGGCGAGCTATGGACAGAGCCTATGAGCAATATCTGAAAAACCAACAGCCTATGCACACGGCTCAACCGCAGGGGCTTCCCTCGCTTGCAACACCGCAGCAAATGTCGCCCAACTTGGAAGATTACAAAATTGGAGCCGCCAAAGGCGGTCTGCTGCCTAACGGCTTTGTAGTCCCTGCCGATGTGGTTTCTCATCTGGGTAACGGCAGCAGCGAGGCCGGGCTTAAAGTTCTTGCTCGTCAGTTTGGCGCACGTCCCATCAGGGGTAGTGGCGATGGCATGAGTGACTCCATCCCGACCACGATCGGTGGAAAGCAGCCTGCCCGTGTGGCCAATGAGGAAGCGTTTATTCCTCCTTCTGTTGTCAAACGTCTTGGCAACGGCGATACT